AATTTGGCAAATCAGAAATTACAACTGAAAAAGAATATGATGATGATGAAGAAAAAAAAGACATAAGCGTTAAAGAAGAAGAAAAAATAATTGAACGCGATATAGATTTATCAGGATTACATGAAACTAATCTATCAAGACAATTTAGATTAGCAACGGAACGTAAAATTAATGATGAAAAAAGAACAGTAGATTTAGCTTTTAGTAGTGAGCAACCTGTAGAACGTAGTTTTGGTTTTGAGGTTTTAGATCATGCTGAAAGTTCAGTAGATACCGATTTTATGGATAGTGGAAGATCTCCTTTATTGTTAGATCACGATATGACCAAACAAATCGGAGTAATAGAAAGAGTTAGTATAGATAAAGACCGCGTTGGGCGGGCTAGTGTTCGTTTTGGGAAAAGTGAACTAGCTAACGAAATCTATCAAGACGTTAAGGACGGAATTCGCAGTAATATTTCTGTGGGCTACCAAATTAACAAAATGGAAAGACAATCAAAGAGTGAAGGAAAGAGGGATACTTTTATTGTTCGCGATTGGTCGCCTTTAGAAATAAGCGTTGTTTCAATACCTGCTGATCAAAGCGCAAGCGTTGGTATTGGTAGAACAAGTAATGAAACAAACAAAGTAATTATAACTCAACAAAGAGAGGAAACTAAAACTATGGAAAATAACATAGAAAAAAAAGAAGAAGCTCCTAAAGTTGATGTTGCTAAAGTTCAAGCTCAGGCTAGATCGGACGAAACAAAAAGAATCCGTGATATTCAAGAGTTAGGCGCGCGACACAATAAAAAAGAGCTATCTGATAAAGCAGTTAATGATGGAGTATCTTTAGCTGATTTTAGAGGACAAGTATTAGAGGCTATTGGAAATTCTAAGCCTTTAGAAAAGCCGCAAGACGAGGTTGGTTTATCAAAAGATGAATCAAAAGAATATTCTTTAGCGCGTGGTATTAAAGCTATGGCTACGGGAGATTGGTCTGACGCAGGTTTTGAGAAAGAGGTTTCAGATACTATTTCAAAACAAAACGGCAAACAAGCTAGAGGTCTTTTTGTACCTAGTGACATATCATGGGGTAAAAGAGATTTAACTCAAGGCTCAGCAACAGCAGGTGGAAATTTAGTAGCTACTGATTTATTAGCAGGTAACTTTATTGAAGCTTTACGTTCACGTTCTTATGTAAGAGAAGCAGGCGCAACAGTTCTTTCAGGACTTGTCGGTGACGTTGCCATCCCAGCCATGAATGCTGTCACTACAGCTTATTGGGTTGCAGAAAACGGAGCGCCAACTGAAGGAGCGCCAACTTATAGACAAGTAACTATGAATCCAAAAACAGTTTCAGCTTATGTTGATATAAGCAGACACTTAATGCATCAAGCAACACCAAACATTGATCAAATTGTTAGAAATGACATTGTTAAATCTTTGGCAACAGCAGTTGATAAAGGCGCATTAGTTGGAACAGGTTCGTCTAACCAACCAACAGGTATCACAGCAACAAGTGGTATTGGTTCAGTTGCAATAGGAACAAACGGAGGCGCGCCAACATGGGCGAGCGTTGTAGAGGTCTGGGAAACTGTAGCTACAGATTCAGCAGACATGGGAGCTTTAGCTTTCTTTACAACTCCTAAGATTGTTTCTAAATTAATGCAAACTGCAAAAGTATCATCAACTGATTCAGTAATGATAATGAATACCCAAGATAATTTAATGGGTTATAAATTATACAGTACAAGTCAGTTACCTGATGACTTAACTAAAGGAAACCAATCAGCTTCATCTCCATTAATCTTTGGTAATTTCAATGATCTTATTATTGGTGAATGGGGTAACTTAGATGTTCAGGTTGATCCTTACTCATTATCAACTACAGGCGCTACAAGAATTGCGTCTTTTTATGATGTTGATATTGCAGTTAGACACGCTCAATCATTTGGAGCTTGTTTAGACTACATAGGCTAAGTTTAGTTCTTAGGCTTTTTAAGGGGGGTATAAACATACCTCCCTTAGCCTTAAAACCTCTCAGCGTTTAAATATGAAAGAAAAATTTTTAATATGTTGCCTCATATTCTTCAATTAGGACATTTTAAGCTAAAAATTGTTTTAGCTGATAGTGAAATAGTAAACGAAGAATATCAGGGAGCATATCTAAGTAGGGATAATAAAATTATCCTTGATAAAGATTTAGCCAATGGCAAAGGCGCTCAAAGTATTAATATAATTTTACATGAGCTTTGCCATGCCATTTATTACGCTTACGGCTTAGATAAAGATTCCAATGAAGAACAAATAGTTAATGCTATGAGTAACGGAGTAACGGAGCTTTTATTAAATAAAGAGCTGCTTAAATTTATAAATAAGGAAATACAAAATGAAAATAAAAATCACTAAAGGCGTTGCTATCAAAATGGAACATAAAGATGTTGGTAGTGTAGTTGATGTTGATGAAGCATTAGCTAAAGAATTAATTGGAAGCGGTAAAGCAAAACCTCATTCTGAAAATAATAAACCTGATTCAAGAGAAAAAGATTTAGATAAGAAAAGATCAAAAAGATAATGAGCCAAGATAAAAATAAAATAGAACAATTAGAAGATCAAATTGACGAAATAAAAGTTGAACTTGAATCTATAAAAGAATTGTTAGAAATAGATAATGATGACGAGGACGATCAGGACGATTTTGATTTAAACGATTCTGATGAAGAAGAAACTGAGGAGTAATTAAATGGCTGTAGAAACCGCAACTGATTTATCGGCTATTGTTAATTCAAATGATTTTGGAGTTACAGCAACATTTGATAGTAATAGTATATCAGGAATTTTTGATAATGAATTTATTGAATCAGATGGAGGTCTTGAAGCAGGGATTGGATATACTGTTACTCGTTTTATTTGT